ATCCAAAATAATCTCATTTCATAATAACCACCTACTTCAAGAGGAGTATGAAAAGGACCTGGGGTATTTGCCATAATTGCTAATTTGCAATCAACAATTTGACGGTCAATAAACTTTACATTAGTATACAACCATTCACTCCTGGGTCTATAAGTTGTAGGACTCAATGTAACATGCCAATTATTTGTCCCGTTATAAATTTGAGGACCAATAACATTATTACGGCGTAAAAGACCGCGACCGCTATTAACACCAACAACGTTAAAAACAACTTCCATATTTATTTTAATCAATATAAACTACCCGTTTGTCGGTATATATAGGTATTTGTCTAATACACCCAGGACAAGGATGATTACCACCTTCTACAGCAAACTGCGTCCACCAACAGTTGTTGCATATTTTATGCGAATTAATACCGTACAATCTATAGCAAATAGCAGGAAAAAAATATGTATCGTAATCGTCTAAAATCATATCACACATACAACAACTTAATTGTTGACCACTAATAATCCTATCCATATTATTTTAAATATCAATAATATAACTAAGTGTACTATCAATAAGTTGTTCATCAACACCTCTTTTCAAATAATCGCCTTTAATTTTACACTTCAAATCAGCAACAGCTTCGTCAACACGAACTTTAAAATTAATCAAATCACTTTTAATACTGCACGCAACATGATCAATACCGCCTAGTTCTAAACTAAGAAACACAGCTTCGTTATAAGCATTAATCATGTCATCATACTCGACAATTAATTTGTTAACATCCGTAGTATCTTGATTGGCAGCAAGACGCAAACTACAAACAGATAGCAGAGAACGATATTCATCACGCAAATCAACAACATCGTCTACAACTTCCATTATTTTTAATTAATCCAAACAAATTCAGCCTTACGACTTTCAATATCTACATCTACCCTAAATAATGGACACACTATTTTAATCTTCGTAAAACTTACTTCAAAATGAAAATCTTCAAAATATCTCAATAAATTCATTTTTTAAGTCGAGCAAGTTCAAGTAAAAAAAGAGCACACTCCACACGTGGATCAATTAATTTTACTTTACGAACTACTTTCTTAACTTTTTTTTTTAAACTAACTACTTCTTCCATTTTATTAAGGTACAATAACTGTTCCAGCGTTGTTAATCAGAACAGGAGCACCTGTAGGACCATCCTTATTAAAAGAAGAATTATACTCACAAATATCAAGACTTGACTGAGTAATTGTTCCAGTAATGCTAGTAGTAATTGTCATTATATTATCAGTAGCATTTGTTGCAGGTTGAATACGAGCATGTATAATACAAATATTTCCACCAGCAGCGGAAGTATTAACATTAAATCCTGAGGAAGGGGTATCACTACCTGCTTGAGAACCATATATATCAGAAACTAAAGCAACTTGACCGCTCAAAGTAGGACTAATACCAATGGATCCTGTAATAGAACCTTCGCAAAGCAATCTAATCTCAACATTCCCAGCAAAATAAGCAGGAAATGTAATCTTAATACTGTTTGCAACAGAAACATCAAGTTTAACTTTAAGATTATTTTGCTGTCCAGACAAAAGTAAAGCATTCGTACCCATAATGTTAGTTGCTGATTCAGAACCACCAGAAACAAAGAGGGCACGTGTAATAGCCAAACCACGACCAGTAAGAAATTTTGGCTTTCTCAACATTACCTTATATTGAACAAATAACTCTCCAAGAGTACCGTTCAACATACTTGACGGAATATTATGAGTAGCAATTTGAAAAATACCGTGATCATATGTCTTCAGATCTTCACCAGACAAAACAGGATTAGTCCTTACATACTTTGCTGCAGCGCCAGACAACTTTCTAGGATCACATTCAACACCGTGAATAAAATCGTCAGTAGTCTTTGACGATATTGATCCATAATAAGCAGACATAGATGGCTTATCAGTAAACAATGGCTGAGATGCATTGTAATTAGTTGCGCTTATTAATGTTCCAACTTGGCCATTAGCAGAATTAACATCTTGAATAGAAGACTTCAATTCATATATTAATTGAATAAATTCATATTCTTCATAATTTGCTGCCAATTGTGAGAGCCATGGAAAACTCTGCTCCAAACCAGGGTTTAATGGAAAGGCTATAACATCAAAAACACCAGTAGTAGCAGGCCCAAAAATATCACCAACATATTCACGATGAGAAATACAAATGGCACCAGATTCATCACCACTTGATGTTACTTCGGGTACAGACTTGGTGCTACCACTCATCATAACATTTGAATATGAACCTCTTCCATCATAAAGACCGCGACCTGCATACATACCACGTCCCATTAACGATTTAGCACTGCTGATCATTTTAGGCATCCCTTTATTTATAAAACGATCAGCAATTGGTTCAACAAGCTTCAAATCGTTAATAAATCTAGGCAAAGAATATTTTCCACGGCCAACAAAGCCAGTTGACTGCCTCAGCTTCTTTTGAACTGGGGTTGCACCCTTAAAAGAAGAACCAAACATAGACAAACTGCCTTCACTACCCCTCAAATAATGCGCAGACCCATACTTGGAGTACGGAAAACGGGCATTCTTGCGGGCATTTATAGCTGCAGCAATTTGAGCTTTAGTAGCTCCTCCAGGCGAAGATCTCTTTCTTCCAGACATTTTATTTTTAATTTAAAAATCAAATATTTATTTATGAGTTCGCTATCCTACATCTCATAACTAATAAATTAAACTATTTCACGACAGTGACAACACGTTCACCGTCAACAATTTCAAACCGTTTAATAACATCAATACGCCTCATCAACTGACCAAGATCCTCCGATGTTCTATGACCCCACATTTCATCAGGAGGTCTTGGTGCAGTAACAATAATAAAACTTGAATTAAACTGAGTCGATGAGCCTTTCATTTCAATTGACATCGGATATTCATCAAATAACCTTAACAATGAAGCAAAAGTACAAAAATCACAACGATAATCATCAATTATAACGGTCGTTTGTTGATGATAACCGCACCACCATTTCGACGAGGGGTCTTTGTAAAAGACGATGTCATCGCTCGGTTCATCAATTTTTCCCTTTGAGTCAGCAAAGGCTTTCGCTTCAAAACTTTTTCCTGAACCGGTCCCACCGTAATACCAGAAAACTTGGGTTTTACTGTTTCTGGATTTAGGGTACAAATTGACGGCTCGTTCAATTCCGCAATGGTATCGTAAGAAGGTTGACGGATGCTCCTCAAATATTTCACGGATTGAGAAGCCTCCTTTAATAGCAACACCAACTGCTCCGAGATCTGAACGAGAACCCTGGCCGTTTCCTCTACCGCTTGGTCTCGAGCCGAAAGATACGAGGCCAAATCCAGCTCCAGGGTCTGCTGTGGCCTCCTTCTCCACATACCCGACTGCCTCGTCCGCGGTTCCTTGCATACGTTCCCAGTGGGCTTTCCCGCAGGCCAATTTTCGTACTCCGCCAAGACTTCTGGCGCATTTAAAAAAAATGACTCCTTGTAGATGCCGCGTCCCCGAGGCGCTAATTTCAGGCTTGTAAGCATAGAATGTGCATTTTGACTTTTTTTCGAAGTCGTCTTTGAGTATTTCACGAGCGTCGGCTGGGTAATTATTCCATGTAAAGACCCAGTTCCGGTATTGAGCATCTCTACTTGGACCTGGCTTCCGTCCAGACTTCCGCTTACGCTTGACTCCGGACTCTCCAGCCTCGAGGTCCAACATTCGCTCAGCAACTGATCGCTTTCTCTTTCTTCCACTTCCGCTTCCATCGGAGTCAAAAAAAGATTCATCTCCGGATCCATCTCCCACTGCTGAATGCACTGACCCGCCAGATTCGCGTGGAAGTTCCACGCTTCGACTATACCTTCCTCCACCGTCTTCTTCGTCGCTGGAATCAAAGTCATAGTACTAACATTTTATAGTATGTTAGTTTGTGCACATTAAAAACATATATTTTTAAGATACACTTCAACATAAACACAAATGTATTTGTTTCTCTATCAATTAAATACCTTTGCGCCTGGCCTTTCGTCAGATCGCTGCATTCCATATAATCTTCAAAACAAACCAACTTTCAGCGGGATCTACCGTTTAAACTTAAACTGAAAAAATGTGACAAGAAAACCTTGTGCACATGCTTCCAAGGCCAAAATAGCCTTTTTTACACCCAGGTGTGAAAATTCAAACCTGAGTTGGCTATTTTAGCCTAAAACCTAAAATTGAAAATACAGCCCCCAAAAACAACCAATTGAGTCTGTGGGCCGTAACCGGGGGGCAAGCCCCCCTGGACCCCCCTTAACCACAGAACTCCGTCACTTTGCACGAGTAAAACAGCTGTTGGCTATTGTGACATGTGACAAAGTGACTGAGGTAATACTAGTCAGCTGGCTCCAAATTGTAGCCGCGGAGTTCTGTGGTTAATTACTCATAAAAAATATTTTATGCTGAAGCAAAGTCATATGGCTACGAATTGCTCCATACAACTCGTCCCTGTTATAATAAACAGGGACAACAACATTCACTTGTAACATATGATCACCTAAATTTAACAAATCAAATGCACGCCCAGCATCATAATTCGTAATACAATCAATTACTGCACGACAGTACAAAAAACGAATTTCAACATATTCATTAAATAAAGCATAATTAGACATTATTTTTATTACAAAAAACGACGAATACGTTCTAAAACTTCACTAGGTGCATATACATTCCTCCGTATTTCATCGCTGGAATCGTGAACCTGACGAACACGCATTGTACGAATAGCATCGACAATACGAGCCCTCTCGATTTGTGAACCAATGCGATCCATAACACCACTACTTAAAAGTTGTAATTGTCTTCTATTATCTTCTTCCCTAAAACCTTGTTCAAAACCAAGTTCAATATCAAAATAATCCAATTCATCGTTACGTTGTTCTAAAACACGTAACATACTACGCAATTCAGTAAACACTCTGTTAATATTACCAATATAATTCCCATCATCAAACAACAAACTAGAATTATACAAGTTTAAAACC